AAGTCAGGAGAGATGTAGCGGAATTCCTTTTCCGCCAAAACCTTCTCGGCTGCAGGAGTCCACTCCACGTCGGCCCAGAGTTCTGTTCCCCCTTCGGCCAGGTAGACATTCTTGATCCAACCAGCCGCAATGTCCTGGCTGGCGTGCTTGTAATCGACGGCGATATCGATTCCTCGAACCTTTTCTCGGAAGTTTTTTTCCATCGCCTGGAGGTGTTCAGCCGTGATGTCGAACTTTCCATAAACGGAGTGGAAAAAAGTTCCGGTTCGGAAAAGTTGAATCTTCTTGGAAACTCCCTCTTCTGAAAGTTGAATCTCCACGCAGGGAGAACGATAAGTTTTCATCTTGAAATTATCCTCTCTTTTTCAACTGAGAAAGCCAATTATTCCACTCGGAAAGTGTAATGTATTTCTCCAGAGAAGCCTTCGAGGGTTGTAATCCGTCAGGGTCAACGTCCTTGTTGGTCCCTTTCAGATTCGCCACTAAATAACTCTTGCAGTTGTGGTGCAGAGGTGGGCTATACCGCTCCATATTCGGATCATCCTTGGAGAATACGGTGCCGGCCAAGTCTTGACAGATCGGAGAGACGGGATCTCCGTTCACAAAGGTAAAGCTTTCGATTTCTTCCTGAACGTCCTCGTCGAAGAAGAAGGTGGAGCGAGATTCGTTCACTGCCTTGGCCACCGTGTTCCCGGCTCCTGCGGCCACAGAAGAACCTTCTAAGAATTTATCTAAACTATCTTGAAGATCGGATTCGACGGTGTCGTCGGAATCGGTACTGGTGACGGATGAATTAAACTGAAAATAGATCGCCTTCAGTAGATCTTGAATTTGGAAGGTGGTGAGAAGTCCCACTTGAGAGTCGATGGATTTTTGGATCGACTTCGGCAATTTTTTATAAAGATCCTCGTCGAGTTGAACGGATTCGAGATCTTCCACCAACTTGATTTTCTTCCCACCAGGAATCTCGCCTCGCGCTTGGCGAAGGGACTGAGTCGAAAGATTGGCCAAGAACCCCTGGAGCTCCTTCTTGTAGTCTCGGGAGCCTTTGGGCTCAACCTGAGAAGTCAGAGACAGGTACTGGGATGGGTTAGCACGCTTCTTCTTGGCCATGAGATCGGCAATCACTTGGCTGCCGACATCACTGAGCATGGTCTTCATCAATTCACGGAGCTCGTCTGAGCCTTTCGTGATCAAAGCCTTTGGAGTCTTCGGAGACTCATCCAATCGGAGAGAATTGAAGAGAGCCTCCGAAGCCGCAAGGCCGGGAAGAGCAGGGACACTCGGGTTAGGAGAAGTCACCCGGCTCGGATCCGGCAAACCTTTTTTCGGGAGTCCGTACTTTTTGCGAAGAGCGACTTCGAGATCTAAGTCAGGAATGATGGCCTTGCCGTCGATCAACATCTTGAGAATCTCGGCGAGTTCTTTTCCTGCCTTGTCCTTGATTCCGGAACAGGTGAGTTCGGGATAGGCGGCCTGAGGACCGAAGTTCAATTTAATTAAATCGGGAATCAGACCCCGATTAAAAGTCTCGCAAATCGTTTTGGCCACCGTCTCCAAAGACGACAAGAAGAAGTCGGAGAGATCGGTGGAGAGGGCCCACGATCCCGAACCGGACTGACCGAGCTCGAGGAAGTTGGCCAGGAAGGCGACTGCCATTTCGGCATTCTCGCGCTCGACATCATTTCGAAGCTTGGAGGAATCGAAATCCGAGGTCAGGAAGCCTAGCTTCCAGCCTTGAGGATAGGTGATGTACTGCTGCTGGTGAGAGACATACCGTTCCAGCACCTTCTTGGCATTCGTGAATTCAGGAGAATTTTCTTTCCCAGCGGGCACTTCCATGTACGGAGTGGGGACCGCTCCCTTTTCCGAACCAATGGCGATCAGCTTGAGGAACATGTTCTTGCGCTTCCAGGCTCCATAACAAGGTCGGAGCGCGCTGATGCCTTCGTAGTTGTCGCCTTCTTTTTCATTCGTGAAGACGAGAAGGAATCGACCATCGAGGTCCTGATAGGTTTGCAAATCTCCGTTCGCCAACTGAGTGACGGACAAGATTTTTCCAGTCTTGGGGTCGAGGTTCCAGCGTTCAATGGTCTTCTGAACGCGAAGAGCAATCTTGGCTAAGCTTTGATAAGTTCCAAATCTTTCATCATTCGTCACCAGCTTGTGAGTGATTTCGAACACGGAGTATCCGAATTCGAGCATGGTGAGAATCTCTTGCAGTTGTTGATTCCAGGACTGCGCGAGATCCTTAAATAAGACTTGTTGAATCAGGTCGGCGTGTAATTGATAGGCAGGATTGGTGCCTTCGGCAGGTTGAATCGACCAGTTGGCACCCAAGATGGGATTCTTGACGGCCTTGAGGCACATTTTGACTTTAGGTTCACTTCGGCGAATTTTATCCCAGAGTTCAGCGACCTCGCGACTGCGAAGTTCGGCTAAGTACTCTTCGTAGAAATAGCCACCGTAGATCTCGGTACCTGACGTACCTGTCTCTTGAACGTGCAAAATCGTTTGCTTCGTTTGCGAGGCGTCCTCGACTGGCGATCCTTCGACCAGTTTAACGAACGCTCGCCCCATCCGTTGGAGCAGAGATTCCCTTCCCATGGTGAGAATTTTAAATGAAATGATTCTAGTTTACCAGTTTAAATCGACGGTCCCCTCGGGATCGCTCGCCACAGGAGGCTGGGCTTCCTCGGTGGGCTGGGCCATGGAGTCCGTATATTCCCCATCTTGAGCGCCTGCCAGAGCATTGACACCACCGGACAAAGTATCCACTTGGTCCTTCTTGCCCTCGGGGAAGTTCTCACACTCCGTGAGAAAGTCCTCGTTCCAGTTGCCTCGGAGCAGGACAATGTTTCCATTCTCGGCTTGAGCGGAGGCCGGCTTGGCTCGGGTGACTTTGTCCGCAGCGGGACGAGGGAACTTCAAGTCATACCCGCGCAGGAGTTTGGTGTAGGTATTCTTCTCCGCTACTCCTGCCTGTCCGGGATCCATTTCGAGATGCACTTCCACGCCGACGCCGTCCTGTTGGGCCATTCTCTTGATCGCCTCCTCCACTTTCGCCGGGGTGTTCCGGAACCGAACGACGTGAAGCACGTAGAAGCGTTCGTCCGTACCGAGCCCGATTTTGGTCCCGACGGTCCAATCGGGATCGGGGTTCTGAGGATTGGGAAGGGTGGCCGCACGGTCCCAGTACCGAATCACACGCTTCAGGGGGGGGTGGGCTTCCTGCACCGGGAACCATTCCCGACGGAACAGGGTTCCGGCCGTGGCCTTGATGTTCCAGTTGCCGAACTTGAGCTGCATCCGATCCACATAGGGAAGGGCATCCAGGTTGGCTGCGTAGGCTGGGTCTTCCTGCATGAAAATCTGATTGTCCTCCAACTTGGCCGGGATGAAGGTGAAGGACTTCGGAATCTGTTTGTCTCCGTAGGTGGCGAGCAACTCTTGAGGGGTGTCGGCCCAGTGGAGTTCGTCGTTCACCCGGATGAACCAGCGAATGACCCCGGCTCGTTCGGGGATGGCGTAGCCGCTTTCCTTGTCGATCCACCAGTCCACCAGTCCGCGCACCCAGCTTTCGGAGTCCGCGTTGCAGGTGGCTCGGATGTAGCCCGGCACCCCGGAAGTGGAACGGTTTCGGGAGAGCATGTACCAGAACTGTCCCGAGGTGAAGTGGGTCAGCTCCTCGAACTGGATGAGCGGGATCTGGGTACCTTGCCAGTCGTACTTGTTCTTCTCGTACTCCATGTGGGCAAACTGGATCTTCATCCCGGTCCGGTACCGGAATTCGAGCGTACTCGGGGTGGAAATGAATCCCCCCACCTTGGCATAGACCGAGGTGGCCGAATCCCAGAGGGCACCGGTGTTCCGAATCTGCTTGGTCGTTCGTCGAAAGGTGACCGAACTGAATTCCGAGTTCTTGAGGTGCCTCAAGGGTTCGAGCAGACTGCCATAGGTCTTGCCTCCTTCAACCCCCTGCCGCGCCACCGTACAATGCAATATCAGCGGTGGTTGATAGGAACATTGTCTGTGGACCGGGTTGAGGTTTAAGCTCAATTTTCGGCAGAGGAATACCCTCCTTTCTCTTTGGACCATCTCGGATGAGGGTTTCCTTTTTTAAATCGGGTCTGCGAAGGAACACAAAATTTTTTATTCAGATTTCTTTTCCCTTCCGTTTTGAGGCAGCACGATCAAGGTGGGTTCGGGCATCTCGTAGTTGAGATTCTCGTTCTTGTTCTTGGTTTCGAGTCGGTCGAGGTAACCGAGGTGCTGCTTCGAGAGGAAAATCTGCATCGTGACGGAACCCTTTCCAGTCCCGAACGCGGTCTCGAACATCCGGCGACGGAGAGAGGCGTTGCCTCGGGCTGCCTTTTTAGCGTAAACCACCGCAAAATTCTCTCCGTAGTGGCGCTTGACGTGTCTCTCGATCGTGTCTTCGGAGCAGTGGAACCACTCCGCAATCTCGACTTTGGTGCAGTGGATCCCGCACAGTTTTTCGAACGTGTCCCAGTCGATTTCCGTACTGGGTCCTTTAGGGCCTCGCTTGGCCATAGGCTTTCTCCTTCCATGAGAAAAAGTCTTTTTTCTACAATTCTAGTGTATCAGATTTGATCCAGGAGGACGGCGACAATCAGGAATATTCCCACGAAAAACATTCCGAACATCACCCACTTTTCCTGTCCCGAAGGTTGCATATACATTTTTTTTGTCTTCCTATAGTTTATCAGACTGCTTTGTTATTTCATCATTTCTGTCATCATGGTTTGACCTCCTAAAATCCTTGCCACGTCAATTTTTTGACTTCTCCGCACCCAACCCCTTAACGGCCTTTCCAAAAAAGCCTGGCGCATCAGCCTCGTTTGTTAAACGCTGATCCCTCTCACGCTCCATCACCCAATCCAGCCGGTCGAGTTTAAATCGCATCCGACCGTCCACCAATTCGGGTCCGAAAATCAGGCGGAGTTGCCGGGCCATAATCAGGACGTCCGCAATCTCGTCAATCACGAGCGTACTCCATCCGGCCTGATTCTGGTACCGCACGAGTGCGCTTGTCAGCTCGGCCATCTCGTCGATGGCTTTCATAATCTGGTGGCTGGGCCCGAAGTGATCAATGACTTTTTCTAGGTAACTATCCGTGTTGTCTAATCGTCCGCTTAGCCCATCCAGAGCTGAGGATACGCGAACTTGACGCTGCGCATTCTTGCAGTCGTCACAAATCACGTACTTCACTTCTTGGACCTGCCAGTCCACGGGATCGAGATCCACACACCGGCACGAGGCGACGAGTTTTGCGCAGAGACTACATTGGATTTTTTGGTGGTGATGCATTTTTTTCCTCCTAAGGAATCACTTTCATTTCCACGCCCAGCTTTTTGAGAACATCCCGCGATTGATGCTCCAAGGATTCCATCCGAGTTTGCCTCTCGTTCTGTTCCATCAAGCCTATGACTGACTTCCGGATCTGGGATTTGATGGTTCCAGGGTCTCCCATCTCATTGATCAGGTCGATGAACTTCTGAAACCCACCCTGGTTCTGAATATATTTCCAACCGAGCTCGCCTACTTTCTTTCGGGCGCGTTCGATTCCTTCCGAGTCCGCACCGTAAGCGCAGCCAGCGTAGTACACCCGGTCTGCTAAGAGCTGAGCCTCGGTCTCGAAATTAGGCTTGGGTCGAGCCAATCCATAAATCTGTCCGACCCTAGGAAAAAATTTATTCTCTGGATCTTTACAGTAAACCTCCACCGCCATTTGCAGTTCCTGCGGAGAAAGGTCTTTCAAGACCGAGCACCAGATATGAATCAGATTATCGTCTATTTTTTCTTTGAACACTGAGCCTAGGCCATACATCGCTTTGAGGATGTCGGCCCTCATTGCACGTGTTCTCCGCTACCGTTCAGGTATTTATTCAGGACGGCCTGATTATGTTCGCTGACGGACAGATCCTTTCGGATGGGCGAATCGATTCCAGATCTTCTTTTCAGGCTGAGTTTTTCCGCATCGTTCAACAGGGTCTTCGGGTCGTGAAGATTGTCCTCATAATATTTTTTATTGTCCTTCAAGTAAAACAGGACCGTCTCCCTAGCCTCGTCTTCCCCTAGCTTCTCCACCAGTTGCTTGAAATACCGGTTCGTATCCCGGTTACGGATCGGGGGTTTTTTATATTTGGCTTGGATTCCCTCCGCATAGACTTTCCAAACCCTAGACCCAGGGGTGGTTCCTTCTGAGTCCCCAATCAGTTCATCCAAAGAACCAGCCGGAACCATCAAAGGGGTCGGCCGGGATTCTTGCCCGGCAACCCCCAAGGAAGAGACAGAATCAGAAGAAGAGAAAGAGGAAGAGACAGAGGTAGAGTAGTTCGAGACCGTTCGGGGTCGTTCGGGCTCCGTTCGGCTCCGTTCGAGATTTTTTGGCTTCGGTTGAGCTGTACCATGCTTTAAACGTCGCTTTTCAGCCGACCGTTTACCTGCTTGGACCCTCTGAAGTTGACCTTCAATGAGCCAAAAGTGATATTCCCGACTACCGTTCGCATAAACATAACAGCGTTCGACTTCCGTTAAGGGTCGTTCGGGGGTCGTTCGATGGGCGTTCGAGTCTCGTTCGGTCTCGTTCGGGCTCCGTTCGGGCACGTTCGGGTGCTTCTCACTCCGATCAGGATAAAGCCAAATCTCATTAGTCGGGTATACGCGGACCAATCCTATTTTTAAAAGAGTTTCTGCGTGAGGCAGTCGGACAAAGACATGGCCAGGGATCAGTAACTTTTTCACCCAATAATCCTGACTGGCTCTCCAGAGACGATAGACGACGCCTTCCACCAATAAAGGATTCCCCAGCGCGGCAGAAAGATCTTCTCTCCGCGGATCCACTAACCAACGGTCATCGAAATTAATTCTAGGCATTTAATTGTCCCCCCCGAGAATTCCAGTTGTATCTAGTCATGTGTCAAACACCATAAAAAAAGAGAGGTCCCCTACCCGCCAGGACGGGGGACCTTAAGAAGCCGTAGACCCTGATTACAAACTTCCCCGGGTGAAGGGGAATGGGTATGATTAGATAAGCCTACGACTAATAAAAATTTTCGATGGTTTGGTACTCCTGTTTGTAATTCATACTTCTGGCGGAAGTTCTCTTCATACGCTTTGCAGCATGCCTCGACTTGGGAAAAAAAGCTTCGAAAAAAAGTCAGCTCATTTTCTTTTTATGTAGGTCGGTTTCCTGGATGGAATCAATGTACTGGAGCGGGACCCGAAGACTTCGGAGCTCCTCGTAGGCCAAGGTTTCAGCGTGTTGGGGGTTGATCGCAGCGACGGTAAGAACAGCTCCTCCCTGGAACCGAACGAGGTAAAACTTCATAAGCGGTAAGCCCTTCTTTTTCTTCCCCACAGAGTTATAGTTTGCCAGATTTCCAAGCGGTCAGGTAAAACTTTTCTCATGAAAATCACAAATGGATTTGTTGGTGGGTTGGTCGTTTTGTTGGGAGTCGGATTTCCTGTGTTAGGAGCTGCGAAGATCACGCCGAAGGGAATGAGCGCCGTCCACTTGGCTCATCAGCCTTCTCCTCAACCGTCTCCCAAGCAGGAGAGTCCCGAGGAAGCCTCCAAGCCGAAGCCCTTTTACCTCCCTTTGGACGAAATTATCCCTGTGGAGGAACAAAATAAGATCGAACGTAAGCGCACCCAGAAGTCGATTCAGACCTCTGAAGGATTGGGTTCGGATCGAACGGTCGACTTCTCCCAGTTCAACACCGGGATCATCAATCAGTATCGCGGAGACTGCACCGCTCAGGCGATGGCCGGTGGCATGGAGAATAAACTCCGTCAAAGTGTTGACACTTCTGCCGACGTTTCGCAGGAGTCGCTCTGGGCTTGGTACCGACAACCTTCCGTCTATGCAGCCGTAAACACCGCACAGAAGACCTGGGTGAAGCGTGAATCCGCTTGGCCATTTGGTGCTCGCAGCTTCAAGCTGCCCGAGGAGCGCGGTCTGTATCGTGCGGATCAAATCGAATACCTTGGGGATTATTACACACCGGGGATTAAACAGAAAATTATTGCATCGCTCGACCAGCGGAATCCCGTCTATTGGGGTGGGTCCGTCAACCAGGACATGGCTTCCTGCTTTGTGAACATTCGGGCCAACGTTCCTCAGACCAACGGAGGTCACTCTGTTCCGTTCACCGGCTACAAAGTGAGCAAGGGTGTGCTCTGGACCAAGTTGAAGCAGAGTTGGGGAAAAAACTGCGGAGACGGTGGATACCAGTGGTTCAACATCGACTCTTGCGCGAATGGGTATTGTCTGTTTTGGTCAGTGAAGAAAGTTTCAATGAGAGGGGAAGCAAAATGAGATTTCCGCACGTCGAGCAAGAAAGTGAAATGTTACGCTTGGAGGATAATCAGTCCGTCATCGGGATCCTCCGAGGAGAACCCTACGAGTATCGAACCCACTGGGGAGAAGGCAAGAGCTACGTCTGTTCAGGCGACGGCTGTACTTTTTGTCAGGAAGGGAAGAAGTCGAACTTCCGATTCCGGATGGAGATCTTCCTTCCGAAGATGGGAATCAAGATCCTGGATCAGGGCTATCAGTTCTACAAGTCCTTGCGCGAGATCAATGAAAAGGCTCCCCTCGAAACTCGCGTGATCAAGATCACGAGGAAAGGCGCACTCCGCGATACGAAGTATTTCGTGGAACTGATGCCAGACGAGGTGAATCCCGCGCTCATCGATAAGATTAATCAACTCCCGAAGTTGAAAATGGATCAAGGGTTGACGAGTCGGGAAATCCCACCCTATGCATCTCCTGACTTCAGTCACGAATTCGAAACAATCCCATTTTACAATAAAGGATATTTATGGCAATTGAGACCTTAAAAGGAGTTAAGAAGATCGGCGGATTTAACC